GAGGGATGATTCGTCATCCCTTTCTTACTGTTTTTATATTTATAATAAAAGAAGTACTATGGCAGCCCCAAGAACAAAATATTCAATACAAGCAAGAATAAGATATAAAGGTAATTTAGTTGACGTTTTAGATAGAATACGAGCAATACGTATGGTATTAATGGTTCACATAGAACAAGATCTAGGAAAAGGAGCTGAATTAATAACAATGAAGGTTTTATCTCCATATCCAGCTAAAAAAACATTTCAAGCAATTCAACAATTAAGTACAAGAAAAATTGAAACATTGGAACAAATGCAATTATTAAATAGTACATTAACAAAATTAGAATAAGGATTATTAATGGCAGATTATAGTGTAGACAAACCAATATGGCCTGGTAGCTCCTCATTTGCTACAGGTTCAACACCATTTGGATTTTTTGATAGTGATATAATGTTTCAAAGTCATTCAGATAGTTTTGCAAAACATGCAGCACAAAATGTTGGATATCCAATAATGGATGTTGAATTAATAGATATAAATTTTTATAATGCATTTGAATCTGCAGTTATAGAATATTCAAATCAAGTTAATCAAGTTAATATTGCAAATAATTTATTAAATACATTAGGTATAAATACTGGATCTAGTTTTTTAACAGATAATTCATTTTCTGATACATTGATAGGATCATCATTATCTTATATTACTAAATTATCAAAAACATATGGTACCGAAGCAGATTCAGGAGGAAATCTAAAATGGTTTTCTGCATCATTAGATGTAAATCCAGGTCAACAATCATATAGTATAAGAGCAGCAGTTTCAGAAAGTTTAGGAATTGAATTAACTAATACTAGTTCTATAGAAATAAAAAGAGTATTACATACAGTACCTCCTGCTATTATTAGATATTTTGATCCATTTGTTGGTACTGGATTAGGATCACAAAATTTAATGGATGCATTTGATTTTGGAGGATTTTCTCCATCTGTAAATTTTATGTTAATGCCGTTACATCAAGATTTATTAAGAATACAAACTATAGAATTTAATGACAGAATTAGAAAATCACATTTTTCATTTGAAATTCATGGAGATGATTTGCGATTATATCCAACTCCTGGAACAACTGGAACAGCAGCTACTCCATTTTATGAAAAAGTTTGGTTCGAATTTATATTTGAAGATAAGAAAGCAGATGAAGCAATATTATTTGGAAATACTGCTGCAATGAATAGTGTTGTATCAGATGGATCTAATATTCCATATACATATCAAAAATATTCTCAAATAAATGATGTAGGAAGATCATGGATATTTAGATATGGATCTGCATTAGTAAAAGAAATGTTAGGATATGTACGAAGTAAATACTCAACAGTTCCGATTCCAAATTCTGAAGTTACATTGAATGGATCTGATTTAGTATCACAAGGACAATCAGAGAAAGAAGCATTAATTACACAATTAAGAGAATTCTTAGATAAATTAACAAAAGAAAGTATGATGACAAGACAACAAGCAGAAAATGATGCAATGAATGAAATCTTGTCAAAAGTACCAACTAAAATATACGTAGGATAAATGGCTTTATTTGGAACTCAACGAGATGCAAAATTTTTAGCATCAATTAATGCAGAACTATTAAATGCAATAGTTGATACTGAAATTGAATTCTATAAATTAATAATTGAAGATTCTAATTCAAATATATATGGCGAGTCTGTTAATAAAACATATTTTAATCATATACTTATTCCTGCTTTAATTACAAAAGAAGGAAAAACTGCAGAAATGGATGATTATGGTCACTCATATACAAGAACAGCTCAATTTGGTATATCTAGAGATATTTTAGAAAAAGCATCTTTCTATCCAGAAGTTGGAGATATAATTAAATGGGATAATGAATTCTATGAAATAGATAATGTAGACGCAAATCAATATTTTGCTGGAAAAAATCCTGACACATGGGCAAATGGTAATAAATTTGGTTATAGTGTATCTGTTTTATGTGATAGTCATGTAACAAGACAAACACCAACAAATATTAGAAAAATGAGATTTGGTGTAACAAATGATAATCAATCATATAAAGGATTTTAATGTCTAGAAAACGTAATTTTAATATTGACAGAAAAATAAATAAACCAGAAATACGAAGTAGTGAATCTGTTAGAGATGATCAAATATTTGATAGATCATCTGAAGTAAGAAGAGATGATGATACTATTAGGACTCCTAAAAGAACAGTATATGATATTGATTTTGCTATTAAATGGTTTATTGAAAATAAAATTCAACCAAAAATTATTGGAGCAGAAAATCAACTAATTGATGTACCTGTTATTTATTCAAATGCTGAAAAATGGGATAGTGTACGAAGATTAGGATATTTACGTGATGAAAAAGGAATGTTACAATCTCCATTAATTATATTAAAAAGAAACTCATTACAAGAACGAGATCAATTAAAAAAATTAGATGTTAATCGTTTTGTTTCTGGAAATAATATTATATATCGACAACAATATAATCAACGTAATCAATATATTGATGAATTATTTCCAATTCCTTTACAAGAAAAAGAATCATCTGCTAAAATATATTCAATAAATATTCCAGAATATATAGATGTAGAATATGATTTATTAATGTGGACAGATTTTACAACCCAGATGAATGAACTAGTAGAGCAATTAATGCCATATGGCGGATTTGCATGGGGTAATGAATCAAATAAATATAGAACACATATACGTACAATGAGTTTCGAAACAATCAATACAGTAGGAAATGATCGATTAGTAAGATGTACAGTCCCATTAACTGTAAATGGTACATTATTAGCAGAACAAGAATATAGAACTTCTACATTACAAAAAAGATATTCAATAAAAAAATTAGTATGGGATATGATTTTAGATGTTAATGATGATATATTTTCTTCTATAGAAGTACCAAAAGAAATTTTAGATTTAGAAACAAGAATTATAAGTGGAGCTCGAGTAGTAATTTCAAGAACAGGGGGAGGTTCCCCAATAATAATAGATGCAAATACAATGGAATATTTAACACAATTACAAGAAAAAACAGGTACGGTTCAAGATTCATCTACTGTTACTGTTAATGATGTAGCAGCAACTAATCCAGTTACATTAGCTGCTGCAACAAAAGCTGAATTTAATGTTTATATAAATGGACAATATATCGATAAAGCTTTATATACATGGACACCATCATTAAGTGCTCCACAAACAATTACATTTGATACCACAGAATTAGGGTATAGTTTAGATTCAGAAGATATAATTATAATAAACGGAAGATGGTTTAGAGCCTCATAAAAAAGAAATTAATAAAATGGCTAGAAGATTTAAAGGTAAACAATTAACAAAACATTTAAATTTAACTGGATCTCTGTCGATATCTGGATCGCAATCTATCTTACCAAATAGTGCATCATTGTCAATTGATGGAGGAGTAAATAGAAATGATTCTGGTAACTTAGGAATTGTTGGAAATTTTGATGCAGGAACATTTCATGATGATATTCCAGATCCAGGATCAAAAGAAATAATAATATAGAATGATTTTATTATCATTAACTTATATTTATAATAAATTATATTTAACAATATAAAAACAAAAAGGATTTTAATCAATGTCTCAAATTATTCAGCATCGTAGAGGAAGTTTAGCACAAATAAAAACACTAAACACTAACGGTCCAATACATAGGGGTGAAATATTAGTAGCCACCGGATCATTATATATATCGTCAGGATCAACAGATTCAGATAATTATCATTTATCTTCATCAATTTTCTTCGGAGGATCGTTAGTACCAGACGGAACATCTAATTATGAACCAATAACAAAAGTTTTATCTGGATCTGGATTGCCTTCTATGACAACTGGCGATTATGGAAACGCTTTAAATGGTATTTTATGGATTAATGCAGACGATAACAAATTATATCGATTAGTTGCAACAGCAGATGCCAATCCTAGTACAAGTGGAAATTTTACCGGATCACATCAATTAATATCTGGAGGAAGCTCCGGAGGCACAACAATAGGCCCGGCAGAAGATGGAACATATGCCGACGGATTATTTACAGACTTCACTGAAAATACATTAATTGGAACACCAGTTGATAGATTCAATGAAGTATTAAAAGCATTAGCACCTTCACCAGCACCAGATTTAGATGATATTGACGGTAACGAATCTGCAGGTGTAGCTGGAGATTTATCATTTGGAGCAAGTAATTCTATATCAGGCGTAACTAATGTTACCACAGTAGGAGCATTATCAGCAGTTGATGTAAATGCAGCATTTGCCGAATCAGGAGATAGATTTGGTATTTTTAAATTTTCAAATTCACAATCATTCGAAGGAGATTTAAATGAAGATGTTGCCCAAGGTCCTGGATCTCCAAATCCAGCGTATCCAGCAAATGCATTTACAGATGGTAATATTGGTGTATTAGAAATGGAAGTAAATGGAACTACTGTTGTAACAGCATCATTGTCCGCGTCTAACGCAGGATTTACTGGTACTGGAGCTAATGGATCAACATTAACAGTTAGTGCAACTGCTAGTGCTTTATTCCCTGATGGTACTGCATTAGATGTATTTGTAAATAGAACAGGTAACTATTCTGTTGCTTTAGCAGATCAACGACCAGGACATAACTTTGTTAGAATAAAACAAGTAAAACCAGGATCAACACTTACTACAAATTATGTTGATTGGGTAATAGACGATTTTAAAGGTACTAGTGTATTAGATATTAATCAAACAGGTTCATGGTCATTTATATCACCTGGAACATTACATACCGTTTCTGGAATTAAATATTATGCAAATGGCTTTGAAGATAATACGGTAATACCTTATACCGCATCATATACTAATTTATATCGTGACACATATCCATCATCTGGAGGTATTAGTTTTGCATCTGCAACACAAATTGGATCAAAAACTATATCAATAACAGGAACAGGTATTACATCTGGAACCCAAACAGATGCATCTGGAACTGCTACTTTTAGTTATGCAGCACTTAATACTAGTGTAACTAATTGCCATGAAACAGAAACAACAATGTCTATAGCAATTACACCATCAATTGATAATAATAAATTTCATCATCCTGCAGCTTGGGCAACTACATATGGAAATGATGATGAACCAATAAACTTTGCATTAAATACATCACCATTACATAGATCAACGCTTAATAGTGGAACCATTAATGAAAATGATTATTTATATAATTCATTAACAGTTAATGCAAATGAATATCAATTTGAAGATTTTAGAGATGAAGAGTATAGACAAGCATATAATGCTAGTTCAATTGGATCAACAGCTGATTCATGGAATACAGCATCAGATTTGTCTAGTACAACAGATGCAACATTATATAATACATATTTAGTATATCCTACTAAAGTTGGAAATTCTGGAAATTTAGATACGAGATACGGACCAGGATCACAAGTAGATTATTCTTCAGCAACAGGCACAAGAGATTATGTAAGATATTTTAAAGCAAGATCAGCCGATGCTGGAAACAAAGAATGGGCAATAGAATTTAGAGGCACCGGCCGTATTGTTTCTGGATCATCTACTCAGTTTGCAACAAATGATCAATATTTTAAAGTTGAAGTTATGAGAGATAGTGTAGGTTCATCTGAAATTAATAATGGTTGGGTTGATCCTATCAATCCACAATTTAGAGTAGGTACAGGATTTGGAACTCCAAATTCACAATATATTCCAGTAGCAACATCTGTTAGCTATTCAACAACATCTATAGGAGGTATCACAGTGCCGCAAGGGGTAGTTAAATTTCAAGATGCAGACGGAACCGCAGTAGCAGAAGATGAAGTATTAGGAGTTAGAATTATATTACCGCAAGGCTTTACTGGTAACATAGATGCAATTGCTGTAAGATATGGAGCATCATCAGCAAGTACAACGGCATTATTAGGAAGTACTTATACAACATATTAAAAATAAAAAAGGTAGACAAATAAAATGGCACAAACTAATGATATATTAACCGAGATTGCAGTAAAAAGGCTATCAGGAAAAGCACAATCGAGTACCAAACTATCACTAGCACAAGAAAGCTTTGGATCAACAGTACAATCGACGGCAAAAACAGTATTTGGAGAATCTGTAGTAAATGAACCATCTCAAACGTTCTTTACTAATCAAACAAATGTTCAAAAAGTAGTTTTTGAGTTGGAACCCATAGCTGATTCAAAATATACAAATGTTCCTTCAGACGGAGATGGAGAAACAACAGTATTTACATTTCATGCTTATGCATTGAAATTAACAGGTTCATATAATACAGAAGCAGCCAATGATTATTCTGGCAAAGGAACAATACCATATTCATCATCATATTTTGTGTCAGGGTCTGGTGGTAGATTACAAATTGTTCCTGAATATATGTCTAGTATACCAGGTTCTAGTAATCCATATATTCCTGTATTAAAATCAACGAATGGAGCTACAATTTCAGCAACAGATGCTATTGATTGGTATTTAGATGCTTATTC